CCTCGCCACTGTAGGTCGCTGCCATCGAGCGCAGAGTCTTTTCTGTCCAAATCGTCAAATCCTGGCGCAGCATATTTGTTGATGCCAGGATTGGAACGGACAGCATTTCTTTCTCGCCATATTCTGGCTGACCATAGGGTCGCCACTTATTCATCGCAACAAGCTGTTCGGTGGTGGGATGATCGCACCGCAATCTACGTTCTAAATTCTTCAGCGTATCCATGGTTTATCCAGCCGAAGCTGTTGGTTAAAATTGATTGTCTACCGGGAGGACTGTACCCATAAGCGTAGCGGAAAGTACACTTGCAATTTGACCGACAATCGCAATCCTGTCCGATATTCGGCAAATAACCTATAGGAACCCAACCTATGCTGGCATAGCCGGGGCACTGGGCGCAGGGAACTTTGCTATTTAGATCACGTCGCTCCCATCGCGCTCCGGCATTTCGATTAGCTTCTCTTCTCCCCCTCTCAAATGTAAGCCATGTGGCATTAAAATAAAGCGCTACCCGTTGCCTAATCTGAGCTTCAGATAACCGACCCGAGCCAATCTCCATGGCGAACTGTCTTAGGTATTGATATTCCCGACGCAGACGAGCGCCTACGATTCCATAATCTCGCTGGGACATCGCGCCGACACTCAGCTTGTACTGCTGAAGATGGAGATGTTTTATTTCTCTCGCCATCTCTCTTTCCCACTGTCCAAGGGTGTACTCTCCCGAAACAAGACGATTGGTAATATTTGTTCCCACCCTAGTTTTATTGGCGATCGCCGTCTTCGCCAACTCTCTTATTTTTGCCAGCCCAACTATTTTCCCGGTGCGCCTGTTGCGATAACGCAGTAATCTGGGATCAAAGCTAAAAGAATCTGTCATACAATTAAAACAGTATTTATACAATTTTAACCGTGGTTGACCTGACCCCGCTCAACGACAAATCAGTTTAGGATGCCAGACAAAGAGCCATTGCCATGCCACAGCACCACCTTACGTCTTACGAGAACACAGCAGACTACCGGATAAGGCAAGGCAGTCGATACACCCTGACGATTAAAACCCCTGGGGACAAATCCACGGGATATGCGATCAAAGCGGAGATTAGAAAAAAGCCTGGGGAACCAACCACGTTTGCTGTTTTTAATGTTTTGTCTCCGTCCTATGACACCACAGAAGATAAAACCACTTGGCAGATGTTTCTTACTGCATCGCAAACCTCTAACATTCCCGCAACCAAAAGAAGAGAAAAGGCAGACGTAACAATAGGGTGCACAGTCTGGTGCTGGGACGTTTTGTTGCAAGATTTGGCAAACGGCGACAACAATCTCAGAATAATCTCAATATCCTACGTTGAAGTAATACCAGAGGTCACGTTGGCATGAGCGAAGTCCCCGTAATAATTATCGAAAATGATCCGCTAGTAGTCTCACCGCTACCAGCGATAGAAGTAGTAATCGAACCAGTCGCGCTTTCTATAGAAATAAATCCGGTTTCAGGGCTTCTTTCAAAGTACGAAATTGACGAGTATTTTCAAGTATTAACCATAGACTCAGAAGGGCAAACGGAGTTTGCGTTAGAGCACATCCCCAGTACCCCAGCAGGGTCAAAGCTATTCTTGAATGGACAAAAGGTAGCATACGAAGAAGACTATAATATAAGCGTAGACAGCCTAACTTGGATTGGAAGCATTTTGCTCGATGTTTCCGATGAGCTACAAATTTATTATTACTAAAGAGGGACTATGGCTCTTTTACAGCGTAAGCAGATTGAATGGGTTAATGCCGGATGGGTTGCTGTATCAACATTCAGCGCAACAGGCGGCAGTGGCGTTGTTACTAGCGCACTGACAACGGCATTAGCTACAGCGGGACGAGGTGCTACGGGTGTTCCACTTCAGCCCAGTGTCAGTGAAGGATTAGGGGTTATTACCGTCGTCCCCAATAACCGAGTAGAAATTTACGACGCTACCTTAAAGACCAAGCTGGTTGACGGTAACGACAATGAGGTTTACGGAAGAATCACGGAATCTGGTGGAGCGTACACCCTAACCTACTATGTCCTTGATGGGGGCACAGAGGTGGGGCATAGTATTGCCTCTGCCATTGACATCGACTTCTTCTTTCCGTACCGCTTTACGGCTGACAAGTACCCTGTTGATGCCAGCATTTCGCTGGGACTTAAAACCGTTTATCAGGATGCTATTCCTGCCGCTGGTGCTTCTTCTGTTTTACCAGAAGTCAATGAAGTTATTGCGGTAACAGCACAAGACACGCTGGCGTCTTTAGCTTCTTTGCCGGTCACAAACAGTGCAATGAGATTGTCCATCAATGGACAGATCTTTTCGTCTGTTGAGTCCAGCCCCGCCTTTACCCGAAGTGGACAGGCTTTGACTTGGAGCGCAGCCAATGCCGGTTTTTCCCTTGACACCACAGACAGTGTAATTGCCTATTACTTTGCTAACGCATAATGGCTATTCTGATTAAACAGATAAGCGGGTTGCAGTCCGAGTTAAATGGAAAGCAACCCTTTGACGCAAATATAGTCATCGATGCCGACTATAACCAATTTTCTATGCTAGAAAAAACCAAGCTGGCAAACTTAAGAGAAAAGACAGCTAACGCTGAAAGCACAGACTTCAAGCAACTCCAAAAAGACGACGATTATGTTCAAATAATTACGCCAACAGTCGCAGAGTGTGTCATCAGGCTTCCCTCTTTACTTCCCGAAGATATTTGCGAATTTGAAATAATTAACACCAGCGACGGAACGAATGCGATCGCCTTGCAAGAATATGACGAATCCCTTGTTGTGCGCCTAAGCAAAACAGAGGGAGCGAGAACTGTTTATTGCTATTGGAAGGATAACACTTGGCACGTTTGGAAAAGAGGATACTATGGTGGGGTTTCCGACAGCGACACATTTATATTCACTTGTCCTGTTATTACAGTAGCCGCCTTAGACATAGATTGTAGCTTAGGAAATTACTTTATTAAGACCATATCTTCTGACTCCACTTTTACATTCTCGAACCCACCTCCCAGCGAAATTGCTTACGCTTTTACTTTAAGATTAACCCATACCTCAGGGAACATTACTTGGCCTGCATCTGTTAAGTGGAAGTCGAACCTTGCCCCTACGCTGACAACTGGAAAAATCCATTTATTTATCTTTGTCACAGATGATGGCGGAGCAAACTGGTGGGGTAACGCCTTGGTTGATTACGGGAATGGAGAAGAGCCGCTGACCGGATCCTATTGGATTGCCACTTTGGAGAGCGCTGGCGACGAACGGGGATATAATACAACTACAGACAATAGTGGCAATACCTATGTTTGTGGTTATACTGACAGTCAGACGGCCGGAAGTGGCTCTGAAGCTTTAATAACCAAATACGACAGTAGTGGAAATATTTTGTGGCAAAAAATATTAGGTGGAACAGGTATCGAAGAGGGGCATGGTATAGCTACGGATAACAGTAACAACGTTTACTTTTGTGGAAGAACTAGCAGTGCACTTTCTTTCTCCGGGACTTTCGTGGTTAAATACAGCACAGATGGTCTTATTCTATGGCAAAAACTATTATTCAGAGATAACGGAGTTGTGATTGGAGAAGATATAGCTATAGATAATAATGACAATGTTTACATCTGCGGGCACACCCAGCTTCAGGGGGTGCTTCCAGCAGCTTTTGTAGTTAAATATAATGCAAGTGGAAATATTTTGTGGCAAAGAGTATTGGGTGAAGGCGACGGTGGTACTTACATTTGGGATAGCATAGCCTCAGACAATAATAGTGTTTACTTGTGTGGATATGGTACTATTTCTAATGTCTACAATATTATGTTGGCTAAATATGATGCAAATGGACATATTTTGTGGCAAAGAACATTGGGTGGAGAGGGTATTGACTCTGGAAGTGGTGTGGCTATAGATAATGATGGCAATGTTTATGTAACTGGAACCAATGCCGATGATGATCTTGTGATAGCCAAATATGACACCAATGGAACTATTCTGTGGCAAAGAAAGTTAAGCGGAGCCGGTGCTGTAAATGATGGCGGAAGAGATATAGCCGTAGATAGCAGTGGCAATGCTTATGTCTGTGGCTACACGGCCATTCAAGATACTGGCTACATTTTGATAGCTAAATATGATGCTAATGGAAATATTCTATGGCAAAGAACATTAGGTGGCAATATTGATGACGAATCTGGTGAGGGAATAACCCTAGACAACAACAACAATCTTTGTATTAGTGGATATATTTATGGCTTGACAGGAGCTAGCAGTGTTTTGATCGCTAAACTTCCCAATAACGGCAGTCTTACCGGAGTTTATGGCAATTTCACCTACGCACAAGCAACATTAACTCCTGCAAGCTCCACACTGCCGGACAGTGCGTTGACATTAACTCTTACAACTAATGCCTTTCAGTCGGAGTCCTACAATTTCACTCACACTACCTCTACGCTTACGTCAACCACTACCCAGTTAAACTCTTAGTTTCATGTATATCGACACTTATACGCTTAGTTATCCTTTGACAGAAACAGAGATCAAGACCCTAAACCCCAATATTAGTTTTACCAAACCCTTTGTAGCACCGGCTCAATATGTTGTAGTTAAACCTACGCCGCAACCTTCCTATGATGCTGAAACTGAATGCATCAGGGAATCTGCCCCGGTAATGGTAGATGGCGAATGGTATCAAGTTTGGGAAGTTGCAAGTAAGTATATTGAATATACGGATCGTGATGGAGTTTTACATACAATCGAAGAGCGAGTGGCTAAAGCTCAAGCACAAAAAGAGGCAAGACAGTGGGAGACGATTAGAACCCAAAGAAATAAATTATTGCTGGAATCTGATTATACGCAAGTCTCGGATTCTCCATTGCCGCCAGAGATCAAAGAGGTTTGGAGGGGTTATCGCCAAGCCTTGCGGGATATTACTGAACAAACAGACCCATTTGATATAACATGGCCAGATGTTCCAGACGAAGACTCTATCGCTGTATTAAATACAAACTGGAAAAGTTTTAACTTTGCTCTGTTTACCGACCCTGATTTTGTGCAGTGTGGGATCTCCGCACAAGCGGTCAACCCTTACTTAATCCCCAGTATTATCGAGAGATACGGACAGATAACCAAGTTGGGATTAACAGAGAGTGGTTTTGCGGATTACTGGAACGTTTTCTGCGCCTCTCTTTCGATAACCGTAGAACACCGAGAACAGTGGGCACAACTGGCAGAAGCGCATCACTTACCAGCCGAGTTTGTGGCAGTTATCCGGGGCTAGTCTTTTTTAGTCCCAAATCCCCTTAAAGCAGCACCAGCGGAAAGATTAGCGAAGTCGTAAACTGGGCCGGTTTGGACATCGCGCAACTGGACAAATACGATTAAGCTGGCTGCCACCAAAAAACAAATCAAATCTAAGTAGTCGCGGTCAAGATCCTTCACCTTTTACTCCCAACTTTGTAAGTAATAACGGAAGCTGGTAGCGATCTGCGATAAGCTTTCGATACAGTTGCTGATCCGAAGGCGATAAATCTTTGCGGTTCACGATGTCATTTAATTCTTCAGTAACACCAGCGAGAGAGTTGACCAATAGGTCATCAATTTTAGTGCAAGTAGATCCAGCCTCTTCCTTAAGTTGTTGGATTCGTGAGTTAAACAAAAACAAAAACCGGCTGCCATAATAGGCTTGAATTTTTTCAAATATACCTTTGGTCACAAAGCCAACCACCCAATAAGCCAAAATCCCGAAAGTAAATCGAGTAAGAAACAGTGAGTCGATAGCAGAAAAATCAAACATAGCTGTTAACCAAATAGGGTTTCATTAGCAGCAAGCTGGCTTGCTGCTAAAAAGTGATCCTTAGACCTCTTTTAACCAGTCGCGCCAGATCAAGATAAAGTCGTAATCTTTTTTCTTGCCAGACTGATCAATTAACACCATCGCCTTGTCAAACGCATTTTGCCGTAGGGTCACGCAGCATCCCGCAGACCAGCGACCAATCGACAGCCCAGCAGCGCGACCGTAGACCGTATGCCAGTTGACCCCCCGCCAGCTTTCTTGGGTAACCTTGTCGTCCCGTTGATGGTTGCGGTTGTAATCGCGCACTAGACGAGCGGAACCCGTTTGCACCATAGCGGAATGCCCTTTGTGCAACCCTCGACTCCACAGCTTAGAGTGAAAACCCGTATCCAGACGAGCTACCCCACTTTGATGCAGGGGACGGTCTGTGTAATAGTTCCCCGGCTCGGTGGTGCTCTGGGAAGACCAAACAATAATCGGCTTCCCCCCAGCAAATTTTAATAACACCATCAGGTCGTTCCACTGATCAGGCTGTTCACTATTGAGAGTTCCATCAGGATTTACCCCTTCTAATCCAATAACATTTAACCCACCCCGGCGATCTAGGGGAAATCGCCGCTTGTCGCAAACAGCAACAATTTTTTCCGCTAGTGTAGCAGGAGCATCTTTTTCCTGTTTAGCAATCGTGGTAGTTCCGTGACCCAACAACCGCAACGATCCCTGCCCGACTAAATCGGGGTACTCTTGATAGTTTTTGTTTTTAAACTCCTTCCAGGCGGCACGTGTCTTCTCACCAACGATGCCATCCACAACCAAATCGTCACCCATCACGTTGTTTAAATCATTTTGGATAATAGAAACATGATGACGATTATTTAGGTTAACAATATTGACTGGATTGTAATAACAAAAAGCAAAATCTTCTGCGTTTTTGGCAGTTTTGCTTTCATAAAAGCGGTGATTGCGTAAATTAGCAACTAAGCGAAAAATCTCGTCAAACTTTTTAACCACATACTGGTCTGCGGTTCTGGGGTTTAAATAATGATCAGCCCCCGGTACTGGATTGGGAGACTTGCCCGTCAAAAACGCTTCTATTAAACACAGTTGCGGGAACAAATAGGATTTGGGATCTGCCAACCACTGTTGGATTTTGGGGTAAGTTGGATCATTTTCGTGTAAGCAACTAAACTGGTTTGGCTGCTTGACAACTTTTTCCAGGTCATCAGGCCAGCCGTAAAAAGGGGAGCGCCTCATGCGAGTCCAGATAACACTAAAAACCGCAATCTGTCCGATCTCTGACTCCCCACCAGCTTCGGCTTTGACTACCGCAGCGAGCAAATTCTTGTCCATTATGTCCACCCAGGCATCTACGTCTGTATTCTAACCAAACATAAATAGCAGCCCACTAAGATGCGGTAAAGAATTGTTAATCACAGGCAAGCTTGTCTGCTACGATCTCCAAAGACTTATTGAACTTAGGTTTTTCTTCCAGCCCCTGCCTTCCTGGTGGGGATTTTTTGCTAAAATAAGAACGTACTTTATCAGGAGACTGAGGGTACTTGTCAGTTAACGGACGCTCTTGAGGGCGTCTTTTCTGCTATTTAATCTCATACCCATTGCGTTAAGGTTCTTCTTCAATCTCGGCATTGAGCAAATAGGTGTAGTCGGGTTCTGGGGGATCGGACTGCCAATCGGCAATCGCTGCCTCAAGATCAAATTCGTCCACATCAGCCATAGCGAGTAACGCGGTCAAGGGCAATAAGTCGCCGCTGTTGGCTGGCTGAAACTTGTCCATCATTGTCGTCCTCCATGTCAGTAATACCAGCGGAAGTAGATTCGTCATTGTTTGCGCCATTGAGCATGGCTTGTGCCGACCAGATAGGCCAGACAATCCTAAAAAAGCGTCCCTTTTCGCGCCAAAACTGCTCCCCTTTTTTGAGCCTAATTTCGGTATTGATCGCCTGGGTGACAATCTTCGTCAACATTCCGCACCACTCAGACCGTAGACGACAATGCTGTAACGCCGGTTGCGCCGATAGCTCCCTGGCAGAGCCGTTCATGACACCGGCAAAGAAATAAAACGGCATCCCAGGGAGCATCATTTTGTATCGCCACTCAAGCATACCGTCTATTAACGTAGATAGATTGGGGTTTTGGCTGGACAGCTTGCTGATCTCCATGCCGGGGAGGGGGTAGAGATCCCGTGGAGCAAGTCCGTTCAGTTTAGCGGATTCGTGGGCTTTGATATAAACCTCACGGTGGGCTTGGTTCATGTTTTCAGAAAACTGGTGGACATTAGGGTTGATGCCTAGGTCGCGCAATGCGGTGGCTAAGTTGTTGGTAGATTCTTTTAGTTTTGCCCAAGTCCCAGTGGCGATCGACGACTTCCAGGCGGATTGTCCATATAGGCGATCTTGGTCGTAGCGTAGGTGAGCGACTTTCCACTGAGGAAACCGAATGGCGTCTTCGTCGTTTAAATGCGCTCGTTGCTCAAAACCCACCAGATAACCGTGGTCGTCCTCCAAGCGGAACATCTCAAACGGCGGCAAAAACATAGCCCTAGTAATTGCCCAGTCGTTACGCCCGATGCCTTCTTTTTCAACACCAAATTCAATAAAACTGTCACCTAATCCAAGGGCTTGTTTTAGAGCAAGCCCCAGCTTGTCGCCGCCGATTACGTATTCTCCCGGCCAGGATTCCCGGTGCTTGAGATCCATGGCAATCCGGTAAACTTCCTCATCAATGTCTTGATAATCAGGAACACCAGCGGTGCCGAAGTTATAGTCACGGGCAACTGTCCAACCCTGGTCATCGCCATCTGTGGACACAAACGCTGAATTAGCCGCGAGATTTAGCGTGTGCCTAACCTCGTAGCAGTAGTAATACGCCTCTAAGGTTTCCCTAGTAGCCCCCATGTTGTCGTGGCGGACGATATTGTCGAGGATTTCTAGGTCGTATCGACGGCTGGCGTCAAGCGGCTCGTACCCAAGCACCGACAACGGACGCTGGGTTCCACTAATTTTTTTCTGGGATTGTCGTCGAGGCATGGTTAACACAGCGCAAACAATTCTGTATAATCAATTTTAGCCGAGCGTTGACTTCGCTGACTCCTTTTAGTTCCATTGTTACGATATTCCCCATCCTTCGATGGGATTTTTTATGTCCGTCAAGCTGATCAGTGTTACCCGTCCCGCTGGGACTACTCCGATGACCGCTGAAGGTATAATGGCTTACTGCGCTAGGGTGTCAAGTCCGAACCAATCCAATCCCGACTATGAAAAGCTGTTGCGCTATTGCATCCGTGAGAAGCATTGGAGCGTTTTCGAGATGGCGGATATGACCGTAGAAATTACCACCAGTCGGGCAATCGCCGCACAGATATTGCGCCACCGGTCGTTCAATTTTCAAGAATTTAGTATGAGATATGCAGAAGCCTTAAACTATGAACCCTGTAGTGCCCGTCGCCAAGATACCAAAAACCGTCAAAACTCTATTGATGATCTACCGGTTGATGTAAAGGAAAGCTTCTTGTTTTTCCAAGAACAGGTTTGGGATTTTGCCTATGCCCGATACCAAGAGGCGATCGCCAATGGGGTAGCCAAGGAATGCGCGAGAATGTTGCTACCCCTCAGCACCCAAACCCGGCTTTATATGAAAGGCTCGGCGCGAAGTTGGATTCACTATTTAGAAGTGCGTTGTGCCCCAGAGACACAGCTTGAACACAGAAAAATCGCAAGCCAAATTAAGTCAATATTTTGTGAAGAGTTTCCTTCAATCGCCATCGCCTTGGGCTGGAATGTTCAGGGTAAACTGTTAGATAAATAAATCTGTGTAACCATTGGGCAAATTTATTTAGGAGTCCGGCATGGAAACTCAAATTTGCCCCACTTGCGAAACTCGGTTTATTGATGGTGTCCATTATTGGTCTGGGACGGGGAAGCGCGGCAATCCCCTCGACCTCGCTGGTTTAGTCTGCAATCAAGTAGGCGATCGCCCCTGCGTTAATCCCTGCAAAGGACTGAAAGGAGGCGACACCTGGGCGGCACGACGCAAGGCAATCGACTTGGCGCTGGACGGGCTGGAAGACAAAACCCCAGTGATCTACTGATTGTTTTCAGTTGGCAAAAACAACCCCCTAACCAAAGTGGGGTGATCGGCAGACAGTATTGAACTGATATTAGCCTCCGCTCGTTGCAACCACTCCGCCTGAGTACCTTGAATCAACTGCGCCAATCGCAACGCCTCGTCACTTTGATCATCTAGCTTCTTTACCCACTCTGCCAACTCGCTAATATCCTTGTCCGTTGAAAGAAACCTGTCTTCAAAGCGTTTTACTACCGACTCCATGCCTTCTTGAACAGCTTGCTTAGTTGATTCAACAAGCTCAAGCTTAAACTTTAGTCGTCCGTTTTCGGCTTCCTGTTCCCTCCGTTTCGATTCCTTTTCTTTCAGGTGGTTTATCGTGTACCCAGCAACACCAGCGAGGATGACCGCAATTGCCTCGCCAGAAAAAAGTCCACTTAAAAAACGATTTAGGATACTATTTTCGTTGTTCGGGGCAGCGGCAGCAACCACAAGCGGCCCTAACAAAAAAATAGACACCAGAACAAAATAATTACAGATAGCCAGTAGTTTGAGTCGCATTTTCGTAGCCAGCCAGTGTTGTTTCTGTGTCAACTATAATTGTATTTGCTGGATTTGTAGCTTGCTCAAATGCGCCAGTAACAGCGTCAATAATATCGTTCACCCTTGGACGACGCAATCCATCGAACGCCTCACACGCTGACAAGAAATCACCATTCCACTCACTCCGTAATAGATAGACGTACCCTAGTCTTGCTTGGGTCGCTAGAGGCAACGCCCGTTGCAGCTTCGACTTGTCCGGCTTAATGGCTTTAACATCATAGCGACGATCAAGCTTTTGGATTTCGTTGGTAAAGCCTTCCTCTACGATTTTGCCCGACGCACCACCCTCTAGCTCAAAACGAATTTTAGTGCCAATGCCGTCCCCAATCGCGCAACCACGAATGGGATGAATAACGTCCCCACCTTTTACTTGCAAAACCTGTAAATCCATGATGTAAATATTGCTGCCTAGCATTCCAATTAAACACCCAGCGGTACTGCAACTAGAAGAACCCGCATCTTCCCTAGCGGTGGCGGCCAAATCCCAGAACCGGATTTTGATTAATGGCTCCCTCGGCATCTCATCAATAATCTCAAACCAGTTACTGTCAAACACCAAACCGCTGTCGTGGCGGATTTTCCAGTTACCAAATAACAGCCGCTGCTTCTCCACCTCATCCAAGCTGTTCAAGTTGGAAAGGTACTGGGGGTTGACTTTTAAAAGAGCAGGATTGTCGTAAATGGTGGCAGCGATAAAGGAAAACGACTTGATCATGTCGTTGAACGTCACCAACCCATTACTCGCTTCTACCACCGGCGCAAGCTGATCGTAGTGCTGCTCAATCAATTCCTCCCTGGTGTCACCCCAGTGGGTGGTGTTGTTGAGCCTCAAAAAATACCGCATCACCCCCGACCGCTCCATGATTGGATAGCCGGTTTCTGGATTCCAATACCACTGGATGAAACTTGACACCCAACTGTCTGCGTCAGGGTTCATCGTCGCCCGAACCTGTGGTTTCACCCCACAGGCAGAACGATTACGGGAGAGCATATAGTAAAATTGTGTTGCACTGAAATGCGTCAACTCATCAAACCCAATCCTCGCAAACTGCGCCCCCATGTAGTCGTAAATGGAATCGTCGTATTGAAGGGGTCTAAAGGCGACTTGGGAGTTGAAAGCGTCCCACCGCCACGTCGGGGGTTTACTCGTATAACGTCCACCAATTTTTCCATACAGCACCTTGCTTTCATCAACAATCCCCCCTGGGTTGGTCAACTGCGGGTAAGAGCGCCGAAATATAACGCAGTTATACCCAGGTGTCCTGACAAATTCTTGTTTAGCACTGTCAATTAACAGAAAAAAGGTCTTGGATGATCCAGCAGCCCCGCCGACAAACAACACATCTGCGGGGTGGTTAAACATCTCTGTTTGTTTCCCCGGCTGGGGAGGTGGTAACCACTCGTCCCCAGTAGTGGAGCCAAACTTAGCTTGATTTGCCCTTTCGAGCTTTAACTGGTTCTTCAAACTCAGTCTGCTCACTAACAGGTTGTTCATCTTTAGTAATCTCAGTCGGTATCGGACAGCCAATCACATCAAAAATTGCTTCGCTCAAAATTGAATTAATTGCGACCAGCACCCCGGTAAATCCTTCAACGGATTTTGTGACGTCATCACTAGCTACCTTGCGGTCTAAGTTCTCTAAAGCCGTTTTGGTTGCAGAAACAGCTTTAATCAACCGGCTTTTTCCCGGTTCCGGGCAGTTGCCCAGCTTGCCAATCATTTCGGTGTATAGTTCTTGCATAACTCCCTTTGTTTTGCTCCCTATAGGATAACATTTTACTCAAATCTGATTAAAATGTAATTACTCCTAATTGTCAACCGCAATGAGCCGTAAGGAAAAATTACACCAAGGGTGGCACCCTCCGCAGCACTTCAAAGCCTTAACCAGTAACCACTTGAGGGTTTTAAACGCAATAAAAACCAGCAGGGTAGTAATCGTCAACGGGCCGCCAGGGGCACTGAAAACTTTTTTATCACTACAGTCCGGGCTGAACAGGATGCGGGACGGCTACGTTGAACGCATCTTGTACATCAGGCAAAATATCCAACGACCAAACGAAAAGGGACTGGGCTATCGTCAAGGCGACGAAACCGAAAAACTGTCCCCACTACTTAAGCCAATAGAAGATAACTTAAATGCACTCGTACCCCCTGGTGAGCTTGATTATTTATTGAGGACGAGAAAGATAGAGGGGTCGGACATTGAGATGATCCGGGGGAGATCGCCGTTGGACACGTTTGTGATTGCGGACGAATGCCAGAACATGGATTTTGACGCAATCAAAACGATTATGACCAGAATATCAGAAACCAGTCAACTGGTGATGTTGGGTGATTTTAAAGGACAGCGCGACTTGCATGGTAGTGACTTTGACGCTTTTGAGTTGGTGTGCAAGCATTTTGCCAACGTTGATGGCTTCAGGGTGATTAACCTGAACCACGAAGACATCCTGCGATCGCCATTGATTATCGAGATCCTTCGGACATTTGACCGGATTGATGCCGACAGGAAAAAATGTAGGTAAACTGAGTGCGTACACTTTACACGAGGAAAAGTGTTTTAGGGTAATGCGAGGTTTGTGGCGCAGGGGATTGACCCCATGCGCTTTATTTTTGAATAGCACCAGCGGCGGAATAGATGGGGTGGGGTGGGTTAAAACGGCAACTCTTTAGGTCGGCATTTGAGATTTTCCTTAAAGTAAACCGCTGTACCAGATTTTCGAGCTTGCAATAAAATACTTTCAACCCACTCCCATGGCGGCGTAAATTTAACGCGTTTTGGGTCAACCTGCCCGCACGAGTTGCAGTAAGGGTTTCCGTCTGTTTCGCCACCGATCGCCACCATGTCAAACATTTCTAAATCGGTAAACTCAAGATTGGTTAACAGGGGTTCCAGGGATAGCCATTTGACGGGGGCTTTGATTTTAGCGAAAGCATCTTGGGCAATCTTTACCCGCTTTTGCTCATCAACAGTGGTTCCTACCCAGCAGTTATCAGGAAAGCTGCCGCCTAACTGTTCTCCGATCGCCTGTAATCGTTGCGGGTACTTGGTCAGGAATAAATAGTTCCATTGGGGGTACTTGATGACGGAATCAAAGACTTGCATGATCCAATCGTCGGGAACCCACTTGCCAAATAGGTCAGCCATCGAACAGACAAAAACGTTTTTTGCCCAGAGTTTTGCTTGGTCTAAATCAAGGCGACGTTCTTGGGCTTTTTTGATGATTTCCTGTTCGGTGAATTGGCGGGCGTGTTTAGGCGCATCCAATCGGTAAGGATGAAAAACAGGTTCAAATCCTTTGGGATAAACCGCCGCCATACGTTCGTTAGTGGCGATTCGCTCGGCATAACAATAGTTGCAACCGTGAAGGCATCCAGTGACAGGATTCCAAGTTGACCATGCCCAGTCAATAGATTCATTGGACGTATTAAACGATGGCGAATTTTTTGGCTTGTTGTGCCAAACGTGGATGGTGTAACCGTTTTGATTGATGGTTTCAATGGGGTTGGGTTCAGGTTTAGGAGGCAAGGGCAATTCTCCTGATGGGACGACCATTGGCTCTGAGGCGGGACTTGGGGTAATCGCTACCTTCCCATCAACTTTTTCAGTAGTAATTTTGCCAGGATCTAGCTTGATGGTTGATGGGGGAATCGTGCCCGTCATTGCTTCAGTTGCCACCTGATTGGCTGCTGCGTCAATCTCAGCATTGGCGACAGAACCACCAATCTCCTGAAATTGTCCTTGTGCTTCCTTCTTACGTTGACGGGCTTCCTTTGCCGCTTCTTTTAACGGTTTAGCCCCCATGTGAACGTCGTCAAGCAATTCGGGGGCGTGTTTCTGAACGGCAATCGCTGCACTGACATATTCCCGATTAGTGTCAAAGTCTTTAGCTAACTTGTCACGGGTTTTACCTTTTTCTGATTCATTGCTTGTGCAATTTTTTTGCACAACCTTTTCTTGTCCCCGTCCAAAGTTTTCGCCAGCCTCCCGTTGCCGCTGTTTAGCCTCTTCTGAGTATTTGGCATATTCAGCGGCTTTAATGGCCACCACTGCAAGCTGTTCCTTGGTTAGGTGGCGGCGTTTTTCGTTTTCAGACCGCACATATTGAAGCGGATCGGACGGGGTAAATTCTTCAATACGAACATCTTTTTCGAGAACAATAGAAGCGCAAATCCGGTTGCGTCCGTCAATTAAAAGCCGATCCTTTGTGACTTTAATGGCGTTCTGAAAACCGTTTTCGTCAACATCTTCCACAAAGCTTGAAAACTCGTCCTCTCCCATAAAAGGCATGACTTCGGCTGCGCGGTGAACACCGTTTAAGTTGTAGGCTTCAATAGCTTCATTCAGCAAGTCCCTCATTCGTTTACTATGCGACATTTTTGCCTCCTTTAAGTTTTTTTAGCTTGTCGGTTTCGGACAAAATTATTGCAACTTGTTGTGATGTCAATCGACGACGCATCAAATTGCAAGATTGAACATACGCCAACGGATCTGCCGGATCGACGATTTCAATATCGACATCTTTTTCAAGGTAAACAGATGCTATTAGTCGGTTGCGTCCGTCAATCAAAAAATTGTCCTTAGTTACCTTGATGGATTGCACGAATCCATTGTCATAAACATCTGCTATCAACACTTCAAGCTGATTTGCTGACATTAGCGGAAATAGGTTCGCTGCCGGATGAATCCCCTTAAATCCATAGACGTTGACGGACTTAATCAAGATTTCTTGCAAATGCTCACTATGCCACATTAAAAATGCCTCCATTATCCGCAAACTCTTTTTTGGTCAAAAACAGTTCATTTACTAAATTAAGAAACTCGCTTTCGTTAGTCATCCATTGACTGTAGATGCCCTTGTCCCAATACTTCATTGCGGCGATAATGTCTTTTTGTGTCCGATTCCTCCAAACAGAAGGAGTGCTGACCGCATAAGCCCAACGACTCTGATCTTTAACTAGGGCTGTAAGATTTAAGTCCAGCCGCCCACCTGTGGAGATAACCTGTTTTTTGAGTAAATCAAAATTCTCATACCAAGCAAGGCGCTCTTCCAGTTTTAATCTTTTAACCCCCTTAGCGTTGCACCCCATGGTGACCATTGCGGTCAACAAACTAGACAGAGACAGATATTCGCTCGTTAAACACCATTGGGTTACTGAGTTGGGGTCATGATGGATAAAAACGGGAGATAGTGGACTGATTTTAGGGAAAAGATACTCTTTAACCCGATCGCAAACAGATTGCTCAGCAGAATCACCATTGATGATTAGCCAATCGTTTTTTTCATAACCAGCAACCAGTTTGTCGTAAGACGCCCTATCTTTTTCGATTAAAATAACAAAGATGGAATTTTTGCCCATTCTGTCTTTGAACCAATCCGAATGCCGCTGGATTATCTTTGGGCTTGATGTCCCACTCTCAAAAGAATCAAGCCCGTCGCCAGCGCACAAATCAATAATCACTACCGGCAATCTTGCTTGCCTTTTCAAAACCATGCTATAGGAAGCTCCAACGTGCGTTCCGAGCAACTTATACAAAAGGCTATGCTTTGCAGGAGTCCTGTCTTCGCTTTGTCCGACATCCATTTTTGTGTGTAAAATAACGACATCTGTGATTGTACACATAATTATCTGCCATGACAAGAGCAAATCCACCCACCAGAACCCGGCTATTCCAGCTTCGCCTGTCGGACGGAGAGCGCGAAAAACTAAGGACAGCCGCCGCCAAAGCCGACCTCTCGGCATCCGAATTCCTAAGAGACTACATCAAGTCACTAGACAACTAACAAAACCGCCCCTTTAAGCCACGCAACCACCGCTTAAAGGGGTTTTTATCTGCAAGCCATTTAGCAGGGCTGGAAGGGCTATTTACGGCTCGCTAATAGCTTATTAACACCAGCGGGGGGAAATGGGATGGGCTGGGATGGACAACGCACTGCAAAACGTATCAAGCTGGGCTTCCTATTTGGACACAATACCAATAAGCGATAATACTCTCTAACTACTACAAGCATTACAATCTTAAAAAGATTGGTTATAAAATTATATTATTTAATACACTCATATGTCTTACTTTTTTTTGTTCTCTTTTTCTACCCCTCCCCATAGTGTACTGTTAGTTGTATGTTAGTTATTAGTAAATCCTGTATCCCTTACTCTGTCTACGTTTTGAGTGTACTGTTAGTGTTCTGTTAGTGATAAATTTACAGTACATCTCTTTTTGTATCCCTTGCTCTGTATACGTTCTGGCTATGTTTGTCATTTTGGGTGCATTTTTTTAAAAAAATCGCAATTTATTTTCCCTTGCCCCCCCTTCTCGATTTTTTTGATAGTACATTAGTTTTAAATAATACATTTAATCTGTATTTTTTCGTCCTCTTTTTCGTACTATCAGGCACTTCCCGAAAAAAAACTGAGGGGGTAAGCGCAAAAGTGGTGTACCATGCCCAAAACCCGCTCTCCGTAAGCGTCCTGGGATTTCATTTTGCACTAACATACTACTAACAGAACGCTTTTCAGTACACCCCTGTATCCCTTGCTGTGAGCGGGTTTGAGGGGTGTCATTTTGCAAAAAAAATCACTAACAGAACACTAACAGTACGATTTTGCAGGTTTGTAGAGGTCGAAAATCTCAAAAAAAAATCCCAAAGCCTTGCGCCTTGGGAGTTACAGCTACTTTACCTATTATAAAACAAACACTAGTCCTTACTCCGTTTGCTCTTTTTGTCGTCCCCAACAGCCTCTTCTGCTGGTTTTAATAACGAATTTACGCGACGTTGGATTAGTTCGGCAGACATAGTAACTTCGAACCCATGAGCGTGTAAAAAGGACATATAACGGTCGGCGCGGCTGTAGGGTGTGGCGTCTTCAGCCAAAGCGTTTGCCGTCTTCAGCATTTCCATGGCGTCACGATACTCTTTACTTGACCGTGGGTTGATCGTGATAATCAGCGGTGTGCCATCTTCTGATGTCTGCGTAATTTGTTTTTCCGACGAGGGCATCATCATGATTTCCTTCGCTCGTTCGATAGCCAAGTCCACGATTTCCATCGTCTGTGCCGTTTGAATGGCGCGACGTTTTTCCCATAGCGTTACGTCACGGCTATCTTCGTAGCGTTGAAATATCTGGAACCGTTTTTTCCACATCAGCAACGTTTCTGCTTCAAGCCACAAACGCTCGTCGTCTAAAAAGTCGAAATAAGGCTCTTCCCCCAGTGCTTGCGCTTCTTTCCACCGCTGGTGCGCGTTATACCCCGACGGACGGTTGCTGGCACAGTAATATAGGCAAAACCTCTCGTACCACTTGTCGGTTTCTCCCGGCTGTTGCTCCCACGCTGGATCTCTCAGCGTCTTAAGCTCCGTTAGACCAATCCCAGTTGGTGCTTTATATCGTCCCATTTGTTTTTTTTTGAACTCAACCTCTATACCTTATCCCTAATCACACCTGTCTGTTGACAGCTATCCCTATACAGAATTTTTTTAAAAAAAATTTTTCTGACTACACACCCCGGTTTCCGGGTGGTTGTATAACCCCACCCGCCTGGTGCCATCTTGTTGGGATGGCCGCGGGGGGTTTATTTAGTCGCAATTCAGAATAAAGCTCTCGATTGCATTAGCTAACTGCTTGCTGCCTTCTTCTATGTTTTGAGAATACTCACAATCACTGATGTTAAACGTTAAGTTAAGTAGTCCTTTGTTGTAGGACTCTTTGCGACCAATGAAAGCCCGCAGTTCTAGACATAAGTAGGTCTGATATGATTTGTCGCCACAAGCGCTTAAGGCCTTGCTATAGGCGCCTAAAATATCCTTGTCAAGTTGAAGTAATAACATTGTTCTGTCCTTGGCGATTTGTGTTTTGTGTTTTGATGATTATACTTAAATCACTGTCTAAAAGTCAATCCTTGCCCTAGTTTTTAGTCGCAAACTTTAAGCGATCAAGCAAGTCGCCAGCTAATGCCTTTAATACGGACTCTGACGCCATGTATATCAAGCTATCCGTTAGCTGATCAGCGTAAAGCATTACATCACTGTAAACATCCTCATCGTCGTCGTGTAGGCTATCAATGGCACCAATGGCACCAAATAATAGCTCCTCGTGATCGTCGATTTTATAATTGTCGCTATCGACATCAATCTCAATAGCTTGCGTCAAACAGTCAATGGCATTAAGTAAGTTAGTCATAGTGATCCGTGTTTGTGATTTATGTTTGTGTCGTTGACAATCATACATAAATAACTGCTCAAAAGTCAAGCATTTTATCAGCACCTGAATTTTGCCTCAAACACGCACGTTAACTATTACTGGCTAGATTAGCTTATCCGTTACCCAAACCGCGCTTAGACCGCGCTTAGACCGCGTGGGACGTGTGTTGTGTGTTAAACCTCCCACACCGCCAAACCCTTAAGTCAGGCTATCCAAAATTATGTCTAAACAGTCAAAAATAAAACAGGACCAGAAGCCTGTAATCCTTACGCAGTAAGGCGTTCAAAAAAGTTTGTCAAAATGCTTGACAAACACATCTGGTTAACGTAGATTAGTAATTGTCGAGGCAAGCGATACGCAAACCGAGACACGAACCTTGATAACTTAATAATTTTTTAGCTAGTATTGCGGCCTGTATTGTGGGGGCTTTCCTGGCAGTAGCTCGACGGTTACTGCTAGGAACTAACCCTTACAATACAGGAACAAGTACACTATGTTTACTTTTGATAACGCAAACAATTCCGATATGGCTAATGTTTTGAACGTCGCCAATTACTGTTTGACTGATTCAGCATCATACGCCGATCGAGTAAACTTCGTGACAGTAATGGTCAAAGCATCTAAGGACGGACAATTGCTTAAAAAAGTTGGAACGTCTAACGATCTTTGCATTGAGGTCATCAAAGCATTCATTGCAGAATACGGTAATGATCAGCCTAGCAATGATCCTAAACCTACCGGCAAAGCCGGCGGCAGCGGAGAATTCTACTTTTGGCCGGAGCATAACATATATGCCCCTATGGTGAATGGTTGCCCGTGTCCTTCTGTCCGTTTTGACGAAGCCACGTGGCAAGCTGTTTCCTTGGCGCTGCCTAGCGTAACGGCGATCAAGAAAGATGTTCTGGCCAAAGCTGCCAAGGTAGCAGAACCGACTAAGTATTCATACTCTATTACCGTCAATATCGACGGTGCCCAGAGTTTTGAATCATTAGACAGCGATCTGTCTGCCAGTGAACTTACCCTAGAAACCCTTAATCGGCTTCTTGCCGATAACGGCGTTGATCCTGTTGATGTCACTTTTGGCATCACTAAGGGCAAGACTAAAAAGTCGCGTTCAAGCGGCACCGGGCAAGGGTCGGGTTTCTATACTGCAAGCGATCGTGGTGAGCTAAAACCGCTGAACGTTGTTCAAAAACAAGTCTTGGAAGCGGCGTCTTCCATTGACGGACTACCGTTATCGGAGCACGACCGCTATGGTCGAGCCGACGCTACGAAACTGGGTAACATACGGATTGAATTCCAGAAAAAAGGGTATAACGGTGCCCTGCGTATCGCGGACAAGAGACTATATTTTGACGTGAACGCAATGTATGACGGATATGATTTAGCCCACAGTCTGGCCGCCTAGTTCACAATTAAGCTTAGCTGCCTTCAGTTAAGCTTAGCTCCCACGGTACAGGCCGCGATACTAGCAAGTTAACTTAACCTACAGCAAGGCACCAATCATGATTGAACAGTTAGCCCAAAAAATTGACAGCAAGCATCAGAACGCGATGTCGCGTTCCGTTAAAAAACGAAACTTGTATCGCCACGCACGTTGGCGCTGCAATGCCCTGCGCGACAAAGAATGGATCGCAAGGCTAGGCATGGATCGCTTGGAGCATTCTGAGCGAATCGCGTCTGAAATCAAGCTCTGTAATCAGCGCGGACTTGATTGGTTCTAACAATCTTCCCCCGCTGGTATTAATTTGACGATTAGCACCAGCGGAAACATCAAACACAATTCACAAAATTACACACTATGCCCTATACAGCAAAACGCCGCTCTAACGGCGACAAAGTTAACCTATACTGCCCGCTAACCAAGCCAACCAAGGCTATGGAAAGACGGCAACAAGCATTGCTTGAACAGGCCGAACGTCGCGCACAAAAGCGACAATGGTCTGAGCAGAAACCAAGCAAGCCAGACTTCTGGCCTTATGTCCTCTGGGCGGTGATTATGATCATAATCCTGTAACCAGAACTGCCCTAGGGAAAGCCATCGTCCTAGGGCATAATCTAAGATGGCATGAACACACTACGTTACCTAAAAATCATGAAAACATTCAAAGAGTTTGCAGCCTTAGTTGAAGCGGGCTACTTGGTGCCCGTTGAACCACCCGATGCCAAATGGCAGCGGTTTTTAATTGAAGACCTGGGGATAGAAGTATCCTTGGACACCCGCGATATTGGGTGCCACCGGGGACAAGGGTTTCAGCCCTACTGCGGCATTCGGAAGCGAGTTTTAATCCCCGGACAGGGGATCAAGGAAATCCACATTATTACGAGTGATTGGGAAAACAATCCTGAAGCCAGGCAGAATGTTGGTATTTTTATCACCAACGAAATCCCGACAAAGGGGATGAACAGTGTAGCCGCTTGTCGAGCAAGCGGAATTATTGGTTACTAAGAAACCCCAACCGGCCATCGGGCCGGTTTTTTTGTGCCCATGGCTTGAAGACTTCAAGCCATTTAAGGGCATCGGGTAGGCTGGACTAGCTAA